GATCGTATTAACGTACGTCGTCTCTTCTTGGTACTCGAAAGAGCAATTAGTAGAGCAGCAGAGCAAGTTATGTTCGAATTCAATGATGAATTTACAAGAGCAGAATTTGTTAACATCGTAGAGCCAGTATTAAGAGAAGTAAAAGGCAGACGTGGTATTACTGATTTCCGTGTCGTTTGTGACGAAACAAACAATACAGCAGCAGTAATTGACCGTAATGAGTTCATCGCCAACATCTTCATCAAGCCGGCACGTTCCATCAACTATGTCACTTTGAACTTTGTGGCAGTTAGAACTGGCGTCGACTTCGAAGAAGTCGTAGGCACAGTTTAATAGCGCTAAGGAGATAATAAAATGGCAATATTAGGAGTTGATGATTTTAAGTCCAAACTCAGAGGTGGTGGCGCTAGACCTAATCTATTCAAAGCTACTATTAACTTTCCGGGTTATGCAAATGGTGATCCTGAATTAACGTCTTTCCTTTGTGAAACGGCGCAACTTCCAGGATCTACAATGGGTATTATTGTAGTACCATTTCGCGGACGTCAGTTAAAAATGGCCGGTGATCGTACATTCGCAGAATGGACAGTTACTATCATTAATGACACCGACTTTGCAGTTCGGAATTCAGTTGAGCGTTGGATGAACGGTATGAATGCACATAGTGCAAATACCGGTCTAACTTCACCAATTGATTACGAAGCAGACTTAAGAGTAGAACAATTGGATAGAGATGGAAGTTCACTTAAGGAATACATTTTCCGCGGTGCATTCCCAACTGATCTAAGCCCAATCGATCTGAACTATGGATCAAATGATGAGATCGAAAGATTTCAGGTTACGTTCCAGTATCAGTATTTTGATAGCTTAAATCCGTCTACTACATCTTAGATAAATATATGAAAGAGAGCGGGTTCGCTCGCTCTCTTCTTACTCTAATTAGGAATTTATAATGGCAGATAATAGATCACTTAAGTTATTTGGCTTTGAAATTAAAAAAGCAGAAACTGAAGATCCGAAGAAAAAACCTTCGATCGTACCTGCTCGTGATGATGACGGCGCAGGTTACGTAACTGCAGCTGGTACTCATTATGGGCAATATATTAATATCGATGGCGATGATTCAAAAGATAATTACCACTTAATTATGAAATATCGTGGTGTTGCTATGCATCCTGAAGTAGATATGGCTATTGAAGATATTACTAATGAATCAATTGCTGGTGGTGAACTAGAACAATCCATTGATGTTAATATGGATAATCTTGAGCAAAGCGATAAGATTAAAAAGATTATTAAAGAAGAATTCGATAACATTTATAGTATGCTAAACTTTAATGAATTAGGTCATGATATCTTTAGAAGATGGTATGTAGATGGACGTATTTTCCATCACTTAGTTGTAAATGAATCTAATTTAAAAGCAGGTATTCAAGAGATTCGTCCTATCGATTCTGCAAAAATGCGGAAAGTTAAACAGGTTAAAAAGAAAAAAGATCCTCAAACCGGTGTTAACCTAATCGAAAAAGTAGATGAATATTATATTTACCAAGAAAAGCCGGGACAAGCAAACTCAGGTGTAAAACTTACACTTGATTCAGTTTCGTATTGTACATCTGGCCTTCTTGATGAAGGTCGTAAGAAAGTTATTTCTTATCTTCATAAAGCACTTAAACCAATTAATCAATTACGTATGATGGAAGATTCTTTAGTCATCTATCGTCTTGCACGTGCGCCCGAGCGTCGTATTTTCTATATTGATGTAGGTAACTTACCAAGAGGTAAAGCTGAACAATATATGAAAGATATTATGGCACGTTATCGTAACAAATTAGTTTACGATGCTGCTACTGGCGAAATCAGAGATGATCGTAAGCATATGTCTATGCTAGAAGATTTCTGGTTACCTAGACGTGAAGGTGGACGTGGTACTGAAATTAGTACTTTACCCGGTGGTGAAAATCTAGGACAAATTGATGATATTGTTTATTTCCAAAAAAGATTATATCGTTCTTTAAATGTACCTATTTCTAGATTAGAATCTGAAAACCAATTTAGTCTTGGAAGATCTACAGAAGTTTCAAGAGATGAATTAAAATTTCAGAAGTTTATCGACAGACTTCGTACAAGATTTGCACATCTTTTTTATGATATTCTAAAAAAACAATTAATTTTAAAAGGTGTTATTACTGAAGAAGATTGGAATGGTATTAAAAATGATATTGTTCTTGATTTTGTTAGGGATAACCATTTTACAGAATTAAAGAATGCAGAACTATTAAGAGAAAAATTACAAACATTAGATCAAATTTCTAATTACGTAGGTGAATATTTCTCTAAAGAATGGGTCCAGAAAAATATTCTTCGATTTTCTGATGAAGATATTGAAAAAATTAATAAAGAAATGTCAGGGGAACAAGAAGAACAGCCTGATGAAGAAGAGCAGCAGCAAGCTGAGCCATCTCAAAAATTTGAACTAAAACCAGTTGCAACTCAAGGAGAATAAATTATGAGTGAAGAAGTACAAGCGGAAGTAGAAACCAATCCGATTGAAGATATGATTAATTATGCTATTGACCAGAATTTTAATAAAGCCAACAACTTATTTAATGATATGGTTACTATTAAAATGTCAGATCTACTTGATCAAGAAAAAATTAATGTAGCTAATCAAATGTATAACGGAGCAGAACCTGATGATGAGGATGATGAAGACCTCATGGGGGATGAGGATGACTCACAGCTCGAGCTTGACCTCGACTCAGAGAGCGGCGATGAAGAGGAAGAAGATTCCGAATGGGAAGACGCCAGTTTTGAAAACGACGGACAAGATGAAGACGTAAATTAAATCGCCAAATAATTTATATTTTATTTAAAAAACAATATTATTATAAATAATAAGTAGAAAAAGAAATGAAAAGATTTTCTCAGATTCGGGAACTAACCGGCCGGATGCCAAAGGGTAAACATGTCTTTGATAAAAAGATTAAGGGTGTGTCTGTCATGGTACATAAAGATCAAGGTCGCTATGTTACGTATGTGGATGGCGATAGGCTTGATGCTTATTCGTCTCAGAAAGAAGCTGAGAAAGCAGGATTAGAATTCGTAAAGGTTTATAAAAAATGAAACTGATATCAGAATATACCGAAGATAATTTAGAGGTGCTTACTGAAGCTCGTAAAGATGGAGGTAAATCCTACTCTATCGAAGGTGTATTCATGTCAGCTGAACAAAAAAATAGAAACGGTAGGATTTATCCTAAAGACGTCATGGAAGGTGCTGTTAACAAGTATAATGTTGAACAAGTACAAAAGGGACGTGCAGTTGGTGAATTAAATCACCCTGAAGGACCAACCGTTAATCTAGATAAAGTTTCACACAAGATCGAATCCTTGAAATGGCAAGGTAACGATGTTGTTGGAAAGGCAACCATTTTGGAAACTCCGATGGGTCAGATTGTTAAAGGTCTACTCGATGGTGGTGTCAAACTGGGTGTTTCGACTCGTGGTATGGGAAGTTTGCAGCGAAGTAATGACGCAATGATCGTTAAAGGCGATTTTCTACTGAATGCAGTAGATATTGTTCAGGATCCCTCCGCACCTAGCGCTTTTGTTAATGGAGTTATGGAAGGTGTTGAGTGGGTATGGAACAACGGCATTATTGAGCCACAAGCTATTGAAAAAATGGAGACTGAAATTAAAAAGGCTCCACGTGCTGATCTCTATGAGGCTCAGGTTCGTGAGTTTAAGAATTTCCTCTCGTTGCTCAAAAATAAATCGTAAAAGGAGTCAATTATGACTGATGAAAATCAAATCGAAGATCAAGAGATTGACCTCCATGATGACAACGAAGTCGTGGAAGAAGCTCATGATCCAAAGAATGCTGAAGCACAGTCTGTAGCATCTGTTGATAAAGCAGGTGACGCAACTGGTACTGCAGCAAAGCGTAAAGGCGATTCGGGTAAACAAGATCCAATGCCAAAAATGCCAGGTACAAAAGCTGGTATGATTAATGCTATGTACATGAAAGCATCCAAGATGAAAAAAGAAGATCTTGCTGCTATGTACGGTAAAATCATGGCTGAAGATTTCGATACCGAAGATGGTGTAGTAGTTGAAAATGATATTTCAATTAACTACCAGACAGATTTCTCTGATGACTTAAATGCAATTATGGCTAATGAAGCTACATTGTCTGAAGAGTTCAAAGAGAAAACCGCTATCATTTTTGAAGCAGCTATTAAATCAAAGCTTGCTGAAGAAATCGATCGTCTTGAAGAAAAATACAACGAAGAGCTCGAGGCAGAAATTACTTCTACCAAAGAGGATCTTGTAGAGAAAGTTGACAGCTATTTAAACTACGTAGTTGAAAACTGGATGGAAGAAAATAAAGTAGCCATCCAAACTGGTCTGAGAACTGAAATCGCCGAAGACTTTATGAATAAGATGAAAGATCTGTTCACTGAGTCATACATCGACGTTCCAGAATCAAAGATCGACCTGGTTGACGAACTCGCCGAAACAGTTGAAGAGCTAGAAGAAAAACTAAATGCTCAAACTGGTAAGGCAATCGAAATGGCTGAAGAGCTTGAGTCATACAAGCGCGATGCAATCATTCGTGAAGCATCACGTGATTTGGTAGAAACCCAAGTCGAAAAACTTAAATCTTTAGTCGATGATATTGATTTCGATGACGAAGAGACTTTTGCTAAAAAAGTAGCTACCGTTAAAGAATCATATTTCAACAAAGTAACTTCAACAGAGTCTGCAGACTTTGATACAGATGAAGGCGATGACGATGCAATCGTAGAAGCTTCTGGCTCAATGGCTCAGTATCTTACAGCACTTAAAAGAACCCAATAGGAGTTTAGAGAAATGCATAACGTAATTTCTTACGATAAGCTTGTAGAAAAATGGGGTCCAGTACTTAACGAAGAGTCTGCTGGTACCATTCAAGACAAGCACAGAAGAGCAGTTACAGCTGCTGTTTTAGAAAACCAAGAGAACGCACTTCGTGAAGAAGGTATGATGTTCGAGAACGCAGCAGCACCTGCTAACAGCACTGCTGGTACAGCTAACTGGAATCCAGTACTGATCGCACTCGTACGTCGTGCAATGCCAAACCTTATGGCATACGATCTTTGCGGCGTTCAGCCAATGACCGGTCCAACTGGACTGATCTTTGCTATGAAGTCACGCTACGGCGGGGGTTCAACATCTAACCGTGAAGCTCTGTTTAACGAAGCAGAGACAAAGTTCTCAGGCGATTCAGCTGGAACTCACGATTCAGATAACGCTTCAGGCCTTAACGGTGTTACCGATACCGATGCTGATAGCACAATCGACGATCAGCGTCTTACAGCTCTTGCAGCTGGTGGTATGCCAACAGCCGATGCTGAAGCACTTGGCGCAACTGGTGGATCAGCTTTCCGCGAGATGGGTTTCACCATTGAGAAGTCAACAGTCACTGCTAAGTCACGTGCACTGAAAGCTGAGTACTCACTGGAACTGGCACAAGACTTGAAAGCAATTCATGGTCTTGATGCTGAAACTGAGTTGGCTAACATCCTGTCAACTGAGATCTTGGCTGAAATCAACCGTGAAGTTATTCGTACGATTAACTCACAAGCTAAGACCGGTGCTGGTACAACCAACACAGCAATCAATGGTATCTTCAACGTACAAACAGACGCTGATGGCCGTTGGTCAGTAGAGAAGTTCAAAGGTCTTATCCTCCAAATCGAGCGTGAAGCAAACGTAATTGCTAAAGAAACTCGTAGAGGAAAAGGTAACTTTATCGTCTGTTCTTCAGACGTAGCTTCTGCTCTTGCAGCTTCAGGCATGCTCGACTATGCTCCTGCAATGTCAACTTCATTGAACGTTGACGATACAGGTAACACCTTCGCAGGTGTACTGAACGGTCGTACACGCGTATACATTGACCCATATGCATCAGCTGACTATGTCACTGTTGGTTATAAGGGTACAAACCCATATGACGCAGGTCTGTTCTACTGCCCATACGTTCCATTAACAATGGTACGTGCGGTTGGTGAGGATACATTCCAGCCAAAGATTGGATTTAAGACACGCTACGGCATGGCTTCAAACCCATTCGTTGGTGCAACACCTGCTGATGGTCTTGCAGCTGTTAAGACTAACCAGTACTATCGTATCTTCCGCGTTGACAA